AGTCAGTGAGAAAGCGATTCTTGAGGTTGTCCAGTTCTCAGACTACCGCTGCTCAGACGCAAGAAACGAAGCCGAAGTCGAATGGCAAGCAAAACGTGCCTTCTTGGATAGGGACGAGGCAACGGCTTTATTTGGTGAAGAAAAAGCGGATAAACTAAATTACGATAGTGTTCCAGAAACTAGCAAGAAAGAGGCTAGCCGACAGGACGAGAAGTTTGAGGGTAAGGCTGAAATCTGGGAAATCTGGTGCGAAGCCACTAATAAGGTTTACTGGATTCAGACCAATTACGAAGATGTTCTAATTGAAGAGACAGAGCCGCCTATCAAGTTTGAAGGCTTTTACCCTTGTTCTGTTATTAGACAAACCCAAGACCCTAACAGTGTAATCCCAGTATCTGACTACTCTCATGTTAAAGACCAAATCCTTGAGGTTGAGCGTCTTACTACTCGTATCCATGCGCTAACTCAGGCAGTACGGCCTAACTTTCTTTATGACGCTGCTATGGGTGATTACCTTGAGCAGCTATTCCAAGATGATCTTAAGGGTATTGGCGTTACCGGCTGGACCGCTAACAAGGGGCGTGGTGGGCTACAGGGCGGCATGGAGTTTTTGCCAGTTGAGCAGTTTGTAAGCGTACTTAACACGCTACAGCAAAACCGCCAGGCGGCTTTACAGCAGCTTTACGAAACACTAAAGGTATCAGACTTATTGCGTGGTACTTCTGAGCAGTACAAGTCAGCTACAGCTAATAGGCTTGAAAGTGCTTGGTCATCCCTTGGTCTAATCGTGCGTCAAAACATGTTTTGCAAGTTTATCTCTGATGCCATTATGCATCTTGGCACGATTATTGCAGAGCAGTTTGATCCAGAGCGTATCTTTGAGACAGCAGACGCAGACGCTTTAATTGAGCCTACAATATTTATCCCGCCACCTCCCCCAGCTCCTGAGCCAATGCCAGGACCGGAAGGTATGCCAATGGAAGAAGGAATGGCACCAATGCCACCTATGGCACCGCCACAACCGGACCCGCTACAGCTTGTCGATGAGATGAAGCAGCAGATTCTAGAGATATTTAGGGATAACACTAAGCGTAATTACCGTATCGAAATAGCTTCCGACTCTATGGTGGCTATTGATCAGCAACAGCAGCAGCAGGAAGGCTCTATGCTTATTCAAGCCGCTGGTGGATTCTTTGACCAGATGCGTGGCCTAGTAGAGCAATACCCACCATTAGCTCAGTTTAGCTTGTCCTTATTCCAAAACTTTATTAAGCGCTTTAAGGGCGGTAAGGAAATTGACGGGTTGTTTAGCAAGGCACTTAAAGAGATTGAGCAAATCTCCAAAGCTAAAGAAGAGGCAGCCAAACAGCCGCCACCTCCAGATCCTAAGACACTTGAAATCCAGGGCCGTATGCAGATTGCGCAGGTTGAGTCGCAGGCTAGGCTTCAAGCTACTCAAATGGAGATGCAAGACAAAGCCGTTAAGAATCAGCTTGCATACCAAGACCAACAGCTTAAGATGCAGCGTGACCAACTTGAATCGCAGCTTCGAGTACAAGAGCAGCAATTCAAAGAGTATATGGAACAGCAGCGTCTTGCTATTGACCAACAGGAAGTTCAGATCAAAGGACAAGCCGTTCAGGTTGATATGCTTAAAGTTCAGTCGATGGCTCAGACTGAAGCAGATAAGAATCTTATTAAGCAAGAAACTCAACAGATGTCGCATATCCTTGAGATACAGCGCCTTGAGCTTGAGAACATGCGAATTAAGTTATCTGAATCAGAAAAGCTAATGGAAGAGCGCAGACTTGCTTCTGATAATGCTTTAGAACGGGTTCGTTTGCAAATGGATAATATAAGTAATACAAATGCAATAACAGAATCAAATGCAACAAAACAGCAGCCTATAGTAATCAATAACATCATTCCAAAAGCTAGTAAGAAGTTAGGTACGCTTGGAACTGATGCTCTTGGAAACACAACTTTGTCTATTGATAACATTGATGAGGATTAGATTATGTCTATGACTAACGCTGCTGAGGCAGCACTTCTTGATTTGCTCTTTCTAAACGTAGATTGGGCTAACATTGGTGATGCTGCTGGATTGCAGAACTCCGCTACGGCTGGAAGTTTCTACATTTCGCTTCATACTGCGGATCCAGGAGAGGCTGGCAACCAGTCAACTAACGAGGCAGCTTACACTAGCTATGCTCGCATTGCTGTTGCTAGAACTGCGGGCGGTTGGACTAGAAGCGTTAGTACCGTATCAAATACAGCACTTGTTCAGTTCCCACAGGCAACTGGAGGTTCTGCAACAGTAACTCATTTTGGTATCGGAACTGATTTGTCAGGTAACGGTAATCTGCTCCTTAAAGGTGCGTTGACATCTTCGTTAGCTATCTCAACTGGTATTCAGCCTCAGTTTGCCGCTGGCGCTTTAACAGCTACGGTAGACTAATATGGAGCATTACTGCGTCCATTGTGGTAGGGTTCTGGATATGGTTGATGATGAAATCATACCATGTCCAAACCATCCACATGGCGCAGTAGCTTGGTCAGGTGCCGCAGTAGAAAAAATGATAGAGGAAACGGTCGATGGGCTTCAGTAGCATAGCAGACGTCACTACTGCCATTGATAACGGCCAGGTTTGGTCACAGCATTACTTTAAGCCTGGTTCTTCAACGATAGCTGGATCATTTACTGACTTATCGTGGTCATCCGGCACGCCATCTTACAACTCCTATGCAGCAAGTCCTTTAACATTTACTCCGGTTATAAACACTAATAATAAGTACGTTTTTACTGGACCTAATCCAGCAACAGGGCAGCAAAAGTATTTGCTTTCATGGAACATGAGAACTGCAAAAACTACAGCCGGTTCTGGTAGTAGTTTTATGCTGGTTGATACTTTAGGTTTTTATCCAGTTGTCGATTGCGATTCTGTAGACTTGCAGGAGATGGATAACATTTTAACTCTACCTCGATATACTGATGGGGAAGGAGTTAGAATGGCAATTTTTGCTTCAGTATCAACTAATGCAGTAAATACCAGCGCAACTATTGTTTACACAAATCAAGACGGCAATACCTCAACCCTTTCGACAGCACTAATTAACGAAACTATATCACATAGTTTAGCTTCTGCTAGTACCGCTGTAACAACAAATGCTCGTTCTTTTTTTGTTAGCCTTGCACCTGGCGATACTGGAATTAGAAACATTATAAGTATTCAACTTAATCAAGGCATTGGTGGATTAGCTTACATAGCTTTAGTAAAGCCTTTAGCGGTGCTGCCAGTGTTTCCTAATGTGGTTTCTGAAAAAAGATTTATTACTGAAACAAGTATAAAAATGCCAGAAATTCCTGTAGGAGCAGGATTAACTGTTTACTCTTACGATTTTGTTCAAAGTGCAGTAGCGCCAGTATTAGGTGAGTTTATTTTTGTATGGGGATAAATTATGGGCTTTAATTCAATAGATGATTTAATAAATGAAATAACTACTAACGGCAAAACCGTTCGTACTGATTTTAACAAGATTACTGGCGCATCTGCTTTTGTTGCGGGTCGATGGTATGATTTTAGCGGATTAGGAGGCTTTCCAGTCGCCAATGCCTTTGCTGGTACGTCACTTGCTTGGACTACTTGTAACGAAACTGCCGGAAACGGAACACAGATTTTTGGACTGCCTCACAGTGGTAACGTAAGTCCTGATACCAAGCATGGCATTAACGTATCGGCCATAAGCGCTGTAGCAACAGCAGTTCCATCTCAACTTATGCTAATAGACCTGCAAGGTTATTGGCCTGGTATTACTAACAACAGCGCGACAGCTCAAACGCTTACCGGAACTCCTACGCTTCGTTATGCAAACGGCGCTGGTTGTAGGTTGTTTTGGGTTCAAACTGCTACTAATGGAACAACAGCTCAAAACATATCTTTGTCATACACAGATCAAGGCGGTACTGGTGGAAACGCACTACCTGTAACGGTATCAATGACAGCTTCAACTCTTGCTGGTCATATATCTCATTCAGGTACGGCAGCTAACAACTACGGCCCGTTTCTGCCACTAGCATCAGGAGATTCCGGTGTGCAAAACGTAGCGTCTGTAACTTTCTCCGCAGCTAATACTGGCACTGGCGCTCTTTGCTTAGGTCGTCCGCTTCTTACCTTGCCACTAACTACGGCTGGTGTTGCGGCAGAGCGTGACCTGGTAAATCAGCTTCCTTCTATGCCAAGAATTATGGACGGAGCTTGTCTGGTTTGGTTGTACTTTGCTGGAGCTAATACAGCAGCATCGACTAACTTTTACGGTTCAGTAGACTTTGCATGGGGCTAAGATTTAACTCTTCGATACTGTCGGATAGTCCAA